AAGGTCGTGCAGGGCGGCAGGGCTTAGGTGTGGCGAGCAAGGCTGCAGCTCCTCGCCGTAAGCGCCCTGCTGAGGACGGAGCGTCCGGTGAAGTGGGTTTTGCGAGTGATGGGCCGCGTGTCACGGCGTGGCTTGAGGCTTACGTCCGTCATACGAAGGGTCCGTTCGCGGGTGAGCCGCTAGTCCTTGAGGATTGGCAGGTTGAGTTCGTCAACGAGCTTTACCGGCTTGATGAGGATGGCCGGCGCGTGTACTCGAATGCGCTGTTGCTGTTGCCGCGCAAGAACGGGAAGTCAACGTTGGCTTCCGGCCTGGGCCTGTACGAACTTTGCGGCGACTCGGAGATGAGCCCGGAGATTTACCTTGCGGCGAACTCACGGGAGCAGGCGAGCGCCGTGTTTCGTCAGATGCGCGACTGTGTGTTGACCAGTCCCAGCTTGGCGGATTGGGTGAAGCCAATGCGGTCGCACCTTGAGTGCGATTCGAACATGGGCATCGCAAGGGTCGTTAGTGCGCAGCACCGCACGGTGCACGGCACGAACCCGAGCTTCGCTTGCCAGGACGAGTTGTGGGGCGCGAAGTCCTCGGACTTGCTCGAGGCACTTGTGTCCGGGCAGGGCGCGAGGACGGAACCGTTGACGTGCATCATCAGCACCGTCGGGTACGACAGGCTGCAGAGCCCGTTGGGGTTGATGCACCAGAAGCTCTACGAGCTGCCCGAGGACGCCCGTGAGGAACGCAACGACGGGTTCCTGCAGATCGGTCGCAACCTCGAAGCTGGGTTCCTGTACTGGTGTTACGGCCCGCCAATGACTTCCGACGGGCGTTACGACTGCGACTTGACGGACCCGAAGGTGTGGGCGAAGTGCAACCCCGCATCGTGGATCACTGAGGACTTCCTGCAAAAGCAGTTCCACTCGCCGTCAATGAGGCCAGCGGAGTTCGAGCGGTTCTTCCTGAACGCTTGGAGCACTTCCGAGGACCATTGGTTGCCGCAGGGCAGTTGGGACGAGTGCCGGCATGGCTTCGAGGCGATCGAGGACGGCGCGAAGGTCACTGTTGGTATCGACCTGGGGCAACGCAGGGACCGTTCCGCCGTCGTGGTCTGCAGGCGTCGCGAGGTCGAGGGCGAGTTGCACTTCGATGTGCAGGCCCGAGTGTGGGAGCCACCAGAGGCTGAGGGCGTCAACTTCGACATCAACGAAATCCGAATGTACATTCGCGAGCTCGCTGGTCGCTTCGACGTTGAGCGCATCGCGTTCGATCCGTGGCGACTTGAGGAAACAGGACAAGCCCTAGAGGACGATGGCCTTCCAATGGTCCGGTTTGACATGGGTTGGTCACGAACAGGCCCAGCTTCGGAAGGGTTGTACGAGGCGATCGTGTCGGGCAGGCTCCATCACGACGGTGATCCTGTCCTTGCAGCCCACGTGTCGGCTGGGGCTACCACGGAGAACGAACGCGGGTGGCGCTTGACGAAACGCAAAGCCACCGAACCGATTGACGCGCTGATGGCGTTGTTGATGGCGCACGCGGAAAGCATGGCTGCCCTCGGGCATGGCGCGCAGTCCGTTTATGAGCAGCGCGACCTTGTCGTGCTCTGAATCTTGAGGAGAACCAGTGGGACTACTTGATCGCTTTCAGCGGCGCAGCGCAGAGGTGCCCGTCGAGTTCGTCAACGAGGATGTCGTGTTCCTCGGGCAGACGTTCGCTGGGGAGAACGTGTCACCGCGCAACAGCCTTCGTTTGGTGCCCGTGTGGGCCGCTGTGCAGCTCGTCGCTGGTGCCGTCGGGAGCTTGCCGTTGCGCGTGTACAAGACCTCGTCGGATGGTGTGAAGGTCGAGTCTCCGAAGCATCCGAGCGCGAAGCTGTTGGCGAACCCGAACCCCGTGATGGCGGGTGACGAGTGGACCGAACTGGTCATGTCGCACCTGTTGTTGTGGGGCAACGCGTTCATCTTGAAGAACCGCTACTTGGATGGTGGCCCGGTCACGGAGTTGTGGCCCCTTTCGCCGCAGAGCGTGAAGGTTGACCGCAAGGCCGGGATGCCCGTCTACTACATCAACGGCAAGGGCCCGTATGACTCAAGGACGATCCTGCACATCAGGGGCTTGTCTTTCGATGGGATCGTGGTCCTCAGTCCGATTCAGTTGGCGAAGCAAAGCCTGGGCACTTACGCCGCTGTGGAGAAGTACCAGGGCAAGTTCTGGGCGAACAACGCGACACCGGGTGGCGTGCTCACGCACCCGTCACGGCTGAGCCCTGACGCCGCTGAGCGCCTGCGGTCGCAGTGGAACAGCTCGCATGGTGGCACTTCGAACGCGTCCAAGACGGCGATCCTCGAGGAAGGCATGAAGTTCGAGACTCTGTCGCTGCCGGCTGAGGACGCGCAGCTCGTCCAGCAGCTTGAGATGAGCGCGTTGCAGGTCGCCAGGTTGTTCCAGATTCCCGCGCACATGATGCAAACGAACGCGTCTGGCGCGTCGCTGACGTACTCGACTACGGAGATGGAGTACCAGCACTTCGTCAGGTTCACGCTCCGGCGTTGGCTGTCACGGATTGAGAAGTCCTTGCTGCGCGACAACGACCTGTTCAGCCCGATCGGACTTGGGGCTCAGATGGGCGTGCAGTTCGACACGTCGGACTTGACGCGCGGGGACATGAAGACGATCGCGGACATCAACCTGTCGCTGTACCAGGCGGGTGTGATTACGCGTGACGAGATCAGGGCGGAGATGGGTCGAGGCCCGATCGAACTGGTCGCTGACAGTCCTTCGGACTCCCTGCCTGTCCCGTCAGACGCTCAGCAGGCGCCCTCTGACGCTCTCGTGGACGGTTCCAATGCCTGACGTTACACCCCTTGAGGAGGAGATCGTGAAGCCAGAAGTGAGGGTCATTCAGGAAGCTGACATCAGGGACAACCCTGACGTGCTCGCGGAGCTTCGCGAGGGCGGTGACTTCGTTGAGCGTCGTGTCGCACCTGTCACCACCGAGATTCGCTGTGAGGGCGACGGATCATGGACGCTTGTGGGGCACGCGGCAGTGTTCGACTCGAGGAGCCAGTCGCTCGGTGGGTTCCATGAGGTGATTCAGCGCGGCGCGTTCCGAAAGGTACTCAGGCAGGACGGCCTTGATGTGCGCGCATTGTTCAACCACGACCAGAACCAGGTGTTGGGGCGCACCACGAACGGCACGCTGACCCTCACGGAAGACCCGAAGGGACTCAGGTACGAAGTGAACGTCGCTGACACCAGTTACGGGCGTGACCTTCGCGTCCTGCTTGAGCGCGGTGACGTGACCCAGTCCAGTTTTGCGTTCAAGGTCGGCAAGGACGGCCAAACGTGGAGTGATGAGGAAGACGGCACGATGCTCAGGACAATCACCGAGTTCGGTGACCTCCTGGACGTGAGCCCCGTTACTTACCCGGCCTACTCGGCCACCAGTTCTTCGATCAAGCCCGAGGGCATGGTCATCAAGCATTCGTCATCAAGTGAGTCGGAGCAGGCAACCGGGGGCGCCGTCGAGCAGCCCGGAACGCAGGCCGACTCGCAGCCTCGGCGGGCTGACGAAGAAGGCGCACACCGTCACAGGGTGCGTCGACTCCGACTGCGCGAAAAGCGCGCAGCGTAAATCAACAGGAAAGGAAGATCATGTCAATCGACAAGATCACCAACCTGCGTGGCAAGGCCGCACATCAGCTCGCCGAGATGCGTCGCATCCTCGACGAGAACGACGTGCTCACGGCTGAGCAGGCGCAGGAGTTCGACCGCCGCGAGGCGGATCTGGACGCCGCAAACGAGACCGTTGCTCGTCTCGAGAAGATCGAAGGCATTGCTCCCGCGCCGAAGTTCGCTGAGGCTCGCAGCATCGCCCTCGGTGACGACGACCCGGTCAGCATTGACGAGGGTGTCGAGGTCAGTGAGAAGCGTGACGCGGATCAGGCATTCAGCGATTGGCTGCGCTCGCGTGGCACTGACGCTGAGGCTCGCTCCACAATGGTCACCTCCGCGATCGCCAACAACCGTGGTTCGCAGTGGGTTCCGCAGAACTGGAGCAACCAGCTCATTCAGAGCCTCGTGCTTCAGACCGCACTGTTCGACGTGTCGCAGGTTCTGGACACTCAGGACGGTACGACCCTGAACCTGCCGGCGTCTACCGCTGACGAGTCGATCGCCCTGGTCGCTGAGGAAGGGTCCTACACGACCCCGAACCCGACGACCACGTCGATCACGCTCGGTGCCTACAAGTACGGGCACATCGTCAAGGTGTCCGAGGAGCTCCTCGCGGACTCGGTCATCGACCTGCCTACCTACGTGCGCAACCAGGTTTCGCGCATTGTCGGTAACCAGATCGGTGCCGTCCTCGCGACCGGCACGGGCAGCTCGCAGCCGACTGGTATCAACCAGGCGACTACGGGTGTCACCGCCGCAAGCACCACCGCCACCACCGCAGACGAGATCGTCGACCTGCAGCACTCGGTCGCCGCTCCTTACCGTGCCAACGGCGCGTTCTTCGTGAACGACACTTGGCTTCGGAACGTCCGCAAGCTCAAGGGCAGCGGCTCGGGGGATTACCTCCTGCAGCCCGGCCTCGCGGCTGGCGCACCCGCGACCCTTCTCGGGTCGCCCGTGTACATCGAGCAGCTCGCGGCCCCGGCCACGGGCACCGTCCCCGCCGTTTACGGCGACCCGAACGGGTTCGTTGTTCGCAGGACTCCGGTTGAGGTCGCAGTGCTCAACGAGCGCTTCGCCGACACCGGCCACATCGGGTTCCGTGTCTCACTGCGGATCGACTCGAAGATCGCCGACTCGGCGGCCCTGAGGAAGTTCATTCAGGCGTAGTTCATTGAACCCCGCTCACCCCATGTGGGGTGGGCGGGTGTTCTTCTCAATCTTCAAGACGGGGAAAGGAAGGTGGTTACCGTGGCTAAGGTCAAGGTGAAGCTCCTCACGAGCCGTGTCGATGACAAGGATTCGTGGGTTGC